GATAGTTGGCAGAGCCAATCTTTGTGTTTGTAGTATGATTTCTTGGTTGTTTCATTAGACTGGCTCCTTTTCGTATAATTTATATTATGTGATATAATTTCACGCTGTTTTTAGATTATTAAATTGTAACACATGCTCATTTGCATGTGCAAGACATTTTTTAGTTTTTAAGGGTGTTAGGGTGGCACTTGAGTCCTCATAAGACCCAAGATGCCATAGAGTATAATCTTCCGGGTGTTTTGAGATTTTTGAGGTTTCCTCATTAGCCATGTCGCCAAATTGACGTAGGGCGACGGCATCATTGAGTAAGAAGAAAGGTTGATAATAGATTTCTTCTTTTGTATCATAGATTGTATATAGTTCTAGTTTCATAGTATTTTCCTTATTTTAGTTTTCTGCTCTGATATATTTTTTGCCGTACTTTATGAGTATGTTCGGCAGCAACAAGTGCATCAGTTGTAAAGAGGTGAGCAGATTCCTCCATTTTTTTAGCTCTCTTGAGCTTAATTTGTTCCATTTCCTCAGGATAGAGGATTTCATATTGGGAGTCATAGTATTTTGGTGGTTTCATTTTTTTTCCATTTATGTGAAGTGAATCACTAGGATAGGCATCAGTTTTAAATTGATCGAACCAGTCAAAGGCAATACCTTTGCCATGACGGCCACCACGGGACATTAAAGCGAATTCAGGTTCTCTGAGCCATACGAAACCACGTTTTTTATAGTTTTGTATTTGAGAATGAGAAGATTTTGGCTCTGCAAGTTCGCCAGTTTCAGGATGATAGAGAGTATAGTGAGATACTTTGTCTTTACCTTTTATTTTTTTATCTACGTATGAAGATACGTAAGCAGCAGAGTCGAAAGTTACACTTCCGACAGTTGTAAAGCCTTTATTTAACCACGCATCAGATATTTCTTTAGACGTATAGAGATCCTTTTTTAAAGGAACCACGTCGTCAGGGAAGTAGTTAAATAGAATTGCATGATAATGAGGGCGACCAAAATTGTCGCCATACTCACCACAAGCATAGTAGCGTATTTTAGTTTCCTTATTCTTCTGACGTAAACTCCGAATGAATTTAGGAAACGCTGTTTTATCGAGAGAGTTGTTTTGTGGGAGATTTTTTTTGTCATATGTAAGTGTTATGAATGAATTATCATCATATAGAGATGCTTCATGTAAGTTTCTCATAGCCCACTGGCGAGAGTATTCAGTACGGCAGCCAACGCAGCCGTTACAAGGTACATGAAAGTGTGGTTTATAATTGACAGTTTTTCCACCTCTTAGTATTTTAGGGGGTGAGAATTGTATACGACCGCTATCAAGAGGATACCAAGCAGGTATCGGGTGATAGCAAGGCATTATAATCTAATGCCACCGCGCATAGCGTTTGAACGGACTCTGTTTCTTTTATGAGTGCGTACAGCATGTTTTGTAAACATTCTTTTTGAACGTCTTTTACCAACTTTAAATCTTTTTCTCATTGTTAACTCCTTTCAGTCGTTATAGTTTTTTTGGACTGGATAGACCAGTCCGTACAGTTGTATCAAGTAGCAACTGTATCGTCACTCATAACTTGCTCCTTCGGAGCTGCGTCGGTGACGGGTAGAGCTTCATCTTCAGGTGAAGCAATAGGGGGATTATTAGCTAAGCCCATTTCGACGAGTTCGTCGTAGTTTTTTTCGTCTTGGACGAAGTTTAAGAACCTATAAGGTTCATTTCCGAATTTATGTTTAACATTATCGGGTAGTTGCTCAAATAGAGAATTAGCATTAGCGATTTGATTTTGCATTGTTTGATAATCAAACTCAGATAAATCGCCATATTGAGCATTAGGATCTATAGGGGGAAGTACCCCCGTTTTCATATAAGTAGCAAGTATTGTATTAACATCACATTGTGCACTGTGATGTTGTTCGGTTATTCCGTCATCACAAGTAATTGTGGACGGTTGAGTTTTGCCATAGGCAGAACGCATATAGTGTTTCTGGAAGTTACCTGATAACACATGTTTTTTAGTTATTTCTTTTTGTGTTTTAGATTTTGTCATTTAATTACTCCTAATTTCTAAATTTTTGATATTGAAATTTTCTATACTTTGAAGGATAGTCAATTGATTTTTTAATTTTAGCTTTCATATCCCCTCCCCAATATCTGGGCATCCATGGTTCACTTGAATCAGACCTACCCCAATGAGTTGGGTTTCTAGGATCCCTAGTTGCAAGTCTGCTTTCTTTTACATTATTTTTTTTTTCCTCGGCAATTAAATTGCCAATGTTTGCAGGATCATCAGGTTCAAAACCTAATTCCTCCATTATTTTGGCAAGCCAGTTACCAAAAACAGAGAAAGGTTGTCTTGAACCAGTTTGAGCATTTTTATAAGCAGTATTAGCCATTACATTTTCAATATTGGCAGCAGTAGATAGACTAGAAAGAGCCACTTGGGCTTTATTAAATTGAGGAGCCATAGCTCCAACAGGTGTAGAAGCATCATGTTTTCCAGCAAGTATAGGATTAAGGCCAGATTTTCTTAAGTCGGCCATTCGTCTTTGTATTGCAGTATTAGACATTCGTTCTTGGAAATCCATTTGTTTTTGAGCTTGTTCAGCAGATGCTATATTTTGAGCTTTGGTACCTTTATAACCAAAGATTCCAGAGGCAAGGCCGCCAATAAGGCTGCCTGCTCCTCCGGATAAATTATCTAGCCAAGACATCAGAAGTGCAGTCCGCCGGGAATTGAACGTATAGGCATTGGACGTGTAGATTTCATATTAAATAGAGAGTCGAAGATAAATTGGGGTTCGCTTGGCACAGCGATAACCCTATCGACAGGTGGAGTATCAGATATGAAAGTATTTCCCAGAGCTGGTAATGAATCAAAGTCTTGAGATAGATGCCAGTAGTCTAGAGTTCCAGTTGCGTTTGAACGGAATTTTCCAGTGATAGATGATGATTTATAGCGATATTCGGCATAGCGTTCTTGATAGCCGAAAGTAAGTTCATCATTAGCAGACGCATCCGCATAGATTTCTTTATTTAGTACGGCTTGTTCACCGATATTAGATAGAGAAGGCCAGTAAAAGTCATAGACTGTAGAACGAGAGAACATTCGTTGTAAACCTTGTTGGTATGTTAAATCGGCTCGTACAGATACTAGACCAAGTATTAAGCAATGTTCTGTAAAGGATTTAGTAAATCCATGGTTAGATAATACAGTAGTTCCGATAGCAGCTAGGTTACCTTGAGGTGTTGTATTACCTTCTGCATCAGTTGAAGTCGTTTGTGCAACTGGAGATATATTTACAGGTGAACTTCCGCCACCTAAGTATTCGCTTCTTTGTAAGCGTCCGTCAGGAGAAGATACATTGAAGTGAGCTTTTATTACTTCAATATAGCGAGTTCCACCGCGAGCTTGTATTTCTAGAAAGCGTTGAGTCGCAAAGGCTAATCGTAGTTCGTTTATAGTTGCAGCTGCTGCATCAGATAGATCAGCATATAGGCTTACGCCTTCAGTTCCAACATCTCCAGAGTTACGTACTTTAGGATCATTAGCACCAAGTAGATTATAACGATTTTGAGCAGTACTATAGACTGACATGTCAGCATCTACAGCTGCATCAGTATATATAGGTGCTGTTGTTCCTAATGGTAAGTCTACAGAGGCGCCTTTCTGCGGCCATGGTAGACATGATGTGAAGTAGTCGTGTCTTTTTCCACGACGTTTAAGTACATAGTCAGTAGATGTATCGGGACCGTTGTCTGTATCGACAACTAGAGATTCTTGTAGGTTTTCGTCACGAAACCATTGATTATAGACTAAGTTATAGGCACGGTGCCATAGTGAAGAATGAGTAAGACCAGCGACTTTAGTTGGTATTGTTAAGTAATCTGATAGTGTTTGTTCAAGATAGCCACCAGCTGGAGATACCATTTGTGGTACATTATGAGCGAATGCAGCAGGAGGTGTAGTTACAGGATCAGAAGGTTCAGTTTCACCCATGAATTGTTGCCAGTTATCCCAAACCAGTCGTACTGGTATAGAGAAAAAATGTGTTTCCATATACATGTTATCCATGATAGGTGCAATTGGTGTAGATAGACGTGCGAAGGCTGTCATTTTAGTTGAGAAGGTATCCCCAGGTAGAGCTTCATCTACAAGAATAGGGACAAGCATGCCCGACTCAAAGGTCGTTTTATATCCATGAGATCTATCAAAAGTAGATCTAGGTATATTTAAGTGCGGTACTTCCGCGAATTGATGATAGTTGGCAGAGCCAATCTTTGTGTTTGTAGTATGATTTCTTGGTTGTTTCATTAGACTGGCTCCTTTTCGTATAATTTATATTATGTGATATAATTTCACGCTGTTTTTAGATTAT